ATAGCCGATCGTGCGCACCGTGCGGCCCACACTGGGCTGATAGAACACGACATTGTCGATCACCAGGGGCGGAAGCCGCGACGATCCGCGCCCGATCTGGCGGCGGGTGGCGGGCGCGCGCGTGGCGTCCAGCACCCCGCCCGACCCATCGCCATCGATGTGGAACACGCTGTCCGATGTCAACGCCAGCAGGCTGGTGGTGGTGACCAGCTGGTTCACCGAATTGACCCGGCCGGCCACGATGGTGAAGGCCATTGAATCATCGGCCCGCAAGGGCCGCGATCGGTCCATGTTCTCTAACTGGCCGCTGCGCGTGGCCCAGATGCCGTGGGGCACGTTGCGCGTGCGCGCCCAGATCGCCCGCTGTTCGAACAGGGTGATCGTCGAGGGATAATCGTCCGGCCCGGCAAAGGGATTGGCCGCCTGTGGCGGTGCGCGATCGAGCGCGGGGGCGATGTTGTCATCGCGAAACGTGGTGCTCTGGGTCGTGCCGATATAGCCGAAGAACTGCGAATTGTCGGCCTTGTAGACGTTGTAGCGGGTTGCCCCGGCCACGGCGGGCCAGCTGATCGTGTTGTAGTTGCGCTTGAGCGAGAGGTCGTTGGTGGCGGTGGCCTGGCTGCTGGCGCGGCTTTCCATGCCGGTGTCATCGTTCACCGCTGTCACGCAATAGCTGGCGCCCTGTGGGAAATAGGCGGCATTGCCATTGCTGCTGTCGGTATTGGCCACCGTTGCCGCGGCGCCGCAACTGGTCGGCGCGGCCATGGTGGGGGCAAAGGTGACGTTGCGAAACGACCAGTCGGTATGCCCGGCGCGCACCAGCTTGGCCGGCGCATGGTCGATGTGGGCCAGATACATCGTATCGGCGGTCTGCTCGAAATCGAGCTCGGCCAGTTCCACCCCGTTGTAGGGCGAACCAACCTTGTAGATGCGTGCGCCGCCCATCAGTACCAGGCCTTTCCGCCAAATTGGCCCGAACCGCCGAAATAGATCGCCGGGCGGGTGGGTGCAGGGTTCACGGGCGGCACCACCGGCGGGGCCGGGGCCGCGGGCGGCGCGCTGCGGGTGGTGCCGCCGCTGCAGCCGGCAAACGCTGCCACCGCGCGGGTATCGGCATCGATGCGGAAATGGCTGGCATCGATGACCGCCACCACCGTCCAGGCCCGCCCGTTCAGCAGGGCGCCCATCTCACCGGCGCAGCCGCTGATGTAGAAGCGGTCGCCCACGGCAAAGCCGTGATAGGCCACTTCCACCAGCGCCTGGCTGGCGTTGCTGATCGCGGTGATCGCCAGTTCTTCTTCCAGGATGCGCCCGCCACCGGCGCAGGGGCTCATGTATCCCTGGCCCATTTCCAGGGCATAGGTCTGGCTCAAGGAAAACTGGAACGGCACCAGCCGCACCGGCTGCGTCGGATCGAGCACTTCGGCCACCAGTTCGGTGCCCGGGCGCTTGGCGATGCCCCCGTACTTGAGCACGATGACGTTGCGCGCCTTGCGCAGGGCAGTGCCCCAGGCGTCCACGTCGAACCGGCCATAAAGCTGCGGGCCCAGCTCGCCACGGCAGAAATTGGCTTGTGCGGTGCGCGCGCCGATCATGCCGGATCTCCCGGAAACGACAGGCCCGCGCGCGCCATTTCCGCCTCGCTGACATAGCGCGCGGGGCGGTCGCCGCGCTTGTTGGCTTCTTCGGCAATCGCCCGCATCCGCGCCAGTTCGGCCGCGCGGGCCAGGGCCTGGGCCGCGGTGGCATCCTTCTTCACCGGCAGTGCCAGGCGCGCGGCCAGTTCCAGCTCGAACGCGCGCGCCACCAGCGGGGGCAGTTCGGGCGCGGTCACATTGCTGCGCACATAGACCAGCGTGGCATTGGCCACGTTGCTATAGATGCGCCCCGCTTCATACAGGAACGCGAGCGGCACTGCCTCCTGCAGCGGAAAGGAAAACGGGCCGCCGATCGGCAGGCTGTCGGCATCGTCCTGCGCTGCGCGCACGGCGATCGGCTGCGACAGGTTGGTCGGCGCGGCATAGGCATGCAGCCATTCCGCCGGCCGGTCGTTGGCGATCTCGGCCAGCACGATCCGCGCACGGGCCCAGGGCCAGGGCGCCCATTCCGCCAGTTCGGCCAGCAGGGGCTTGGCGAAGCGGTTGGCTTCGCGTGCCTCGATGCTGCCTTCGGCAAAATCGGCGATCTGCCCGGCGGCAATCTGCGCCAGGGCGCGGTTACAGATGTCGATCAGTTGGGCCATGGGCTTGTCCTTGCGACCATCACGGTATCAGGGGGCGCGCAGCGCGCGGGGGCTGCAGGCGCGGGCGGGGCGGCAATGCCGCCACGGCCCGCGCCGATCATAACGAGGCAGGCATCAGGCCGCCGGCGTCTGCCAATCGGGCGTGCCGACATAGCTGAAGGCATCGGTGCCGAAATGATCCCGCGCCAAGGCCCGGGTAAAGCCTTCCTCGCCGGGCTTCAGGTCCAGCCCATCGTCGAACAGATCGCCGATGGTGTCGTCGTCGCGGCGCCAGATTGCCATGGATCGCTCTCCTTCAGGCGTAGTGGATGTTGAGGCACAGGATGTCCCCGGCGGCGAGCGCGGTGGTGTCGCTGTCGGGCGCGGCGCCGGTCAGGGCAAAGGCCAGGCCCGCGCTGAAATAGAGCGCGGTCTGGAAATCGATGTCGAACGGCGCGGACGGGGCCAGGTAATAGGTCGCCACCGGCGTATCAGTGCCCACGGTCGGCGCCGATGCCTTGTTGTAGAGCTTGAGATAGCGCGCAGCGGCGCTGGCGTTGTGGCCGCGCACGCGGAACAGATCGGCGCCGCTGGTCTTGACGCTGGTGGCGTTGGTCGTCGCTGCGGCCGACAGCAGCCGGTTGGTGCTGGCGGGCTTCTTCGCCTGGTCCCAGGTCGCGCCGTTGTGCTGCATGCCAAAGCTGGCCACGGCGAGCGCATAGGACGGGTTGGTCGTGCCGTTCGCCGGGGCGATGGCGGTAAACGCGCTGCCCGCCGCGCTGAACAGCGTGACTGCCAGTGCGCCCTTGTTGGTCAACTGCATGTTGCCGCGCTGGCCATCGGCGAGCGTTGGCAGCGTGGCACTATAGACCCCGCCCACCTTGACCGGATTGCCCGCGTCCGCCGCGCCGGCGGCCACGTTGCCCAGGCTGGCGACATTGCCCGATACGCCGCCGGAATGGCCCACGGTCACGGCCAGGTTGGTGCCGCCGGGGGAGCGGACCCACACGTTGGCGGCATTGCCCACGATCGTGCCGCGCGGGTTGATAGTCACGCCGGCCAGGTCGCTGGCCGGGGCGGTGGCGCCGCCAAAGCACACCTTGACCGGCTGCTGGCCGGTGTTCTGCAACAGCACGTCGGCGTTGGCGGCGGCGGTAAGCGTGGCGGCAATGTCTTGCCAGGCGCCGTTGGCGGCAAAGCTGCTCTGGGTGGCGGCTGCCATCTGCATCTCCTTGGTAACGGGTTCTGACGGGCAAGGCCGGGTGCGTGTTGGCGCGCACCCGGCTGCAGGCCTTACTGGCCGCCCACGCCCAGGTTGGTCTGGCGGCTGGCCACCACGGCGGCGGTGATCTTGCCGGCCGTGGCATTGCTGCCGCCCACGGTGTAATAGAGCCGCAGGTAGCGGGCGTTGACGCCCTCCTCGATGCTGCCGGGCACCTTGAACTGATAGCCGGCAACCAGGCTGGCCAGCGGCACCACGGCGCCGGCGGAAACCGTGGTCCAGGTGGCATTGTCGGGCGAAACCTGCACGCTCACCTGCAGGTTGGTCAGCCCGGCGAAGGCCTGCGTGACGGTCACCGCAAGGTCCAGTTCGGGACCGCGGCCCAGGTCGCGGATCAGCGCGGCATTGGCGCCAAACGGCGTGCCGGTGGTGCCAAGGTCGATGACATTGGCCGACGCGGCCGAGGCGGTTACTGCCTGGGCATCGCTCAGCAACAGCGAATTGTCGAAAATCATGCGAAATTCTCCGATTTGAGGGGGCGCTGCGGCTTAGGCGACCAGCGCTTCGTTGGTGACGAGCGCGTCGGTTTCGCGGATCGGGATGCCGCGCCAGGTCATCACTTCCTCGCCCTGGATTTCCATCGGCGTCAGGCGGACGAAATTGTCCACGCCGCTGCGGCCGTTGCTGGTTTCGGCGTCCAGCGCTTCGAGCAACACGCGGTTCATGTAGATCACGGTGCGGCCCGGGCTGACCTGGCCCTCGCGCTCCATGTGATAGGCGCGGCGGCCCTGCAGCTTGTAGTAAAGCTTGCGCAGCAAGGGGTTGAGCGCGACCGTCCCGGCCACCACGTCGGACACGTCGATGTTGGCGATGCGCCCGTTGAAGCGCCAGTCCTTCACGCACAGCCCCATGTGCTGGGTGAACTTCTCTTCCTTGACGTAATAGGGGTTGCCATTGCCATCGAGCACGCGCTGGCGGCCCATGTCCTCGCGCTGGACGCCGGCCGGCACGGTATCGGGCACGATCACGCTGGTCTGCATGTCGCCATGGGTGACGAACCAGATCGAGGCGTTGTCCGCCTGCACGCCGCCGGCATTGACCACGTTGGGGTTGGCCAGCGAATTGTAGCGCGGCGCCAGGCCGTGGAACTGCTTGCCGTTCACCTTGACATCGGAATACCAGATCGCGCTGTCCACGGTCTGGGCGATCGATTCCAGGAAGCCCTGGCCTTCCACCAGGCGCAGCTTGGCCGCTTCGGCAGGCTTGAGGTTGAGCAGCCGCTCGTCCACCGAAGACAGGCCCTCGACAAAGCCGGTGGTGTCCTTGACTTCGGTATAGTTGCCCTTGGACTGGGCGATGCCCTGATAGAGCGCGCCCCACGAAACACTGGGCAGGCCGGTGCGGATCGTCGAACGATGCTCGGTGCCGCTGTTGCAGGCCACCACGTTGGCATCCTTCATGAAGGGCGTCAGCTGGGTCAGCGCCTCCACCACGTCGCCCAGGCCGTCGCCGCCGGCCTTGAGCACGTCGATCAGGTTCCAGTAACTCGAGCCGAGAATGGCCATGAAGCTATCTCCTTAGTTCGCTTCTTGGGGGTAGAGACGTTCCCAGACGGGGCGCTGGCTGGCGCTGCCGGCATGGGCACGGGCAAAGCCGCTGTCCTCGCTGAGCAATTGGCCCAGGCGGCGGAACGCGCGGATCATGTCGGGGTGGTTGCCAAAGCCGCTGTCGGCCAGGGCCTGGCGAAACGGATGCCCTTCGCCAAAGCCCAGGGCATCAAGGCCGCGCGCGGCCAGGTGCTCGCTTTCCGCCCGGCGCGCGCCGCCGATTTCGGGATCGGCGGCAAACTCTTCGGCCCAGGCCCGCTTTTGCGCGGCCGCGGCATCGGCAAAATGGCCCAGCAGCGCGTCTTGCGTGCGCTGCATCACCCCTTGCGCCAGCGGCAGCAGCTTGCCCGCCTGCTCGTTCGACAGGCCCAGCTCGCGCAGCACCGGATCGGCGCTCTGCAGCAGCTTGGGGTCGATCGTCAGGCCATCCAGCGCCAGCTCATAGCGTTCGGGCGCGCCAGCCGGGGGGATGGGGGCCGCGGGGCTGGGGGCCGTGGCAGCAGGGGCAACTGCCGGTTCAGCGGCGCCCGGCGGGGGAAGCGGACCGGCGCTGGCCGGTTCCGCGCTCGGCGCTGTCGTCGGCGCCGTCTGGGTCGGGAAGCTCGTCGTATCGGGTGCGGGGATGGGGTCGCTCAAGGCGGTGTTCCTTTGCACAGAGGGCAGCATCGAGCACGGCCTGCAAGGTCGTCAGGCCCAGCGGGTCCTGGGTGCGAATGGCCTGTTCCTGGCCGCGATGGGCCAGCGCGATCAGGTCGAAACCCAGGCTGCGCCGCCCTTCGAGGAAGGCGAGCAGGGCGCTGTCGGCCCCGCTGGCCATGGCCTGTTGCCCCAGCAGGCCGGCACCTTGAATCGCTGCGTGCAGGAAGCGGCGAAATTCGGGGCGGGCGATCAGGAAGGCGGCGTCGGTTTCGGCCAGGCTCACGGCTGGATCAGCCGCTTGAGCAGGTTTTCGCCGCCCACGTCGGCGCGCGAAAGTAGCTCGGCCGCGGCCGCCGCGTCCTTCATGGCCGGCACCATCTGGGTGATCTGCGCGGCGGCTTGCGCGGCGTGGCTGGCCTCCAGCCGTTGCCCGCGCAGCTGCGCCACCTGCGCTGCCGGGCGCATGATCCGTGCCGGCGTGCCCGCCCGCCAGGCATATTCGTCCAGCGCCTCGTCGAAATCGATCTTGTCGAGCACGTCGGGATGGGCCGCGGCCAGATTGCCGACAAAGCCGACCACGCGCTCGATCTGGCCGATGCCGACCATGCGCTGCATCTGCTGCAGGATGCTCACGAACTCCACGCGCACGCCGCGCCCATGCAGCGCCGGGGGCGGGGGTGGCAGCATCCCGCCCCGGCTCATGATCGCAAAGGTGCGATCGATCGCCACCTGCAGCTTTTCGTTGGCCACGCGCTCGATCACCGGGCCAAGCTGGGTCAGCTTCTCCTCGTTGCGGCTGGCGATCTCCTCCACGTTGCGGGGCTGCACCCCGCGCATGTTGGTGATCGCGTTGAACAGGTCGGCAAAGCTCAGGCCATCGATCTGGCGCCGGCACTTGTCCATTTCCTCGCCGATCGCGGCCACGGCCTGGTAGGGCATCTGATAGGGGATCAGCACGCCTTCGCGGTCCAGGCCCGATGCGGTCACCGTCCGTCCCGGCTCGCCGGTCAGGCGCACGCCGGGCGGCACGATCTTCTCGGGCTTGACCATCTGGTCGATCGCCTCGTTGCGGCGCTTGGCCTGCATCTGCAACTCGCGCAGCGCGGGCAATGCTTCCATGCCGGGGCAATGGCCATAAGTATCGCCACCCACCACGTCCCAGCGCGGCGCCCAGAATGGCTGCTCGTTATAGCCTGACACTTTCAGCAGGCTGTCCCCGCGCGCGCCGGCCTCCCAATAGACGCTGCGCCAGGCTTTTGATCCGAAGCGATGCGGATCGTGGCCCGGGTCGGGCTCGATCGCGTGAAAGACCTCCACCACAGTTTCGTACTGGCTGCGGTCATAGAGCGCGCGCACGGCCGGCGAGACAGCCTCGCCAAAGGTTTCCACGGCCTGGCGCACGCTCATCGGGCAGGTGCGATAGAGCGTGTCGGGCACTAGCGCGTCAGACAGCGCGATCCAGTATTCGCCAAAGGTCAGCGCGTGGCACACCGCGCCGGCGTGCGGGTGCTCCACCATCACGCAGGCTTCGGTGCCGAACAGGCCCATTTCGCCATAGCCGGCCTTGGCCGCGCCATAGAAATTGGTCGATGCCAGAAAGGCATAGATCCGCCGCTCGACCGCCGAAAGCCAGGCGCGAACGCCATCGGCCTCCATCAGGTCATCGTCTGCGGTCTTGAGCGTGAACCACGGGCGCGATGCGCTCGACAGGCCCGAGGTCATGCCGTTGGTCAGCGTGCGGAACGCTTCGATGCCGTGGGGATCGAACAGCGTGCGGTTCCACTGCCGGCGCCGCGCGCCCGAGCGGTCCTTGCCGCCAGACAGAAAGCGTGAACGCGCCGGCTGGGCAAAGCGGGCGATCTGCTCGGCCTCGGCCTCGTAATCCTGGCGCACGGATTTCATCCCCGCCAGGCGCGCCTCGCAATGGGCGCGGATCGATTTGGGATCAGCCAAGCGTGCCTCCCGAGCCAAGCGTGGTGGACGTAATCCGCGCGCTGCCGGTCAGCCCGAGGGGCGAAGTCACCATCCCGGCCAAAATCGCGCGCCGCCAGCGGGCATTGTCCATGGCGCCGGCGGGCGCCCCCTGGTCAGGCAGTTTCAGGGTCTGCCGCTCGGGCGTGGTGGGAACGGTGGGCGTGCTGCACATCTAGGCACCTCCATGAATGATGGTGCTTGTATGGCGGCCCGCTGCGGGGTTGAATCGCTGCCTGGGCCGCTCAACCCAGCTCGCCATAGCGCCCGGCGCCATCGTCTGCCCGCACCTCTGGCTCCAGCCAGGCGGGCATGGCACGCGGGCCCACCGCCTCGGCAAAGGTGCAGGCCAGGGCATCGGCCCAGTCCGGGCTGGGCAGGCCGCGCCGCTTCATGTCGGGCTTCTTTTCCAGCTGCACGCGGGTATCGTCGGCAGCAAAGGAATAGGTCGGCCCGATCAGGTCGTCGCGCAAACGGTCGCTGTCGGGCACAGCGCCTTGGCCCAGCCAGGCCCGCATCCGCGTCCACATTTCCGCGCGCTTGTTGGCGGTGGGCACGCTCACCCCCGGCTCCAGCTCCGCCTCGCGGCCCTTGGCGCCAAACCACACCTCGATCACCGGCATGTCGCCCAGCAATTGGCGCAGCCGGTCGACCACCGCCGCGCCGACATTGCCGGCATCGACAAAGATGGCATCAGGGCGGTGGCGCTGTGCTTCCAGGGCAATGTCGCCCGCCAGCTGCATGGCATCCACGCCGCGCCAGCTCTTCCACGCCCGGCTGCGCGCATCGCGGCCACTGCGG